GTAGCACTTCTAGCAAACAAAGCAGAATTAGCCCGTGAATTATTAGATAGATTGAAAAAAGCATATGAGAACTTACCAATATGGTTACAACAGGGTATTACAACTTGGAACAAAGGTTCTATTGAACTAGAGAATGGCTCTAAAATATTAGCCACATCTACTACAGGTTCAGCGGCCCGTGGTCAATCTTTCTCATTAGTCTTCTTAGATGAGTTTGCTTTCGTACAACATAATATAGCAAACGATTTCTTTAAATCAGTTTACCCTACTATATCATCTGGCCAAGAAACTAAAATGATTATTGTTTCTACACCAAAAGGTATGAATCATTTTTATAAGATGTGGGTAGAAGCAGAAGAGAAGCGAAGTAACTTCAAACCTCTTGCAGTTGATTGGTGGGAAACGCCAGGAAGAAATGCTGAGTGGAAACAAGAACAAATAGCTAATACTAGTGAAGAAGACTTTAATCAAGAGTTTGCTTGTGAATTCTTAGGCAGTACTAACACACTAGTTAATGTGAATATATTACGTAATCTGGCTTTTGTCACACCTACCTTTCGTAAAAATGGGTTTGATCAATTCGGCGAAATCTTACCAGACCATCAATATGTAGTGACAGTGGATACCGCTAGAGGTGTGGGTTTAGATAATTCAGCTTTTGTAGTTATAGATATTACTTCAGTACCATATCGTGTAGTTGCTAAGTTTAAAGATTCGTTAATATCACCTATACTCTATCCAGAATTAATTTATAATGTAGCTACTAATTACAACGAAGCATTTGTATTAGTAGAAATTAATGATATTGGTGAACAAATAGCTAATATTTTACACAATGATTTAGAGTATGAGAATTTATTCATAACTAATGTAAAAGGTCGTGCTGGCCAAGTAATTGGTGGTGGGTTTAGTTCTAATAGACAATTGGGTGTACGAACAACGAAACAAGTAAAACGTATTGGCTGTTCTACTCTAAAAGACTTGGTTGAAGATAATAAAATCATAATAGAAGATTTTGATATCTTAGAAGAGTTGTCTAACTTTATTAATAAGAAGGATTCATACGAAGCTGATGATGGATATCATGATGATCTAGTAATGTGTTTAGTATTATTTTCATGGTTAATTCGTCAACCATATTTCAAAGAATTGACGAATTCGGATATACGTGAAAGATTTCTAAGAGATAAAGAAGCTATGATAGAAGCTGATTTATTACCATTCGGATTTAAGTATGATGCAGTAGATGAATATGAAAGTCATAGCCCAGACGATCCATATAGCTTAAATGGATTTAGAAATACTAATTGGTAAAAGACCAAGGGTCATCTATTCTAGCAGTTGATTTCTTACGTTGCATAGTTTGACTGATTTTTCTTTTAGTTTCCTCAGAATGTGTTTTACCAGTATGAGAAACACTCATTTTAGATTTCGTTTGGTCTGAAAACCTTGTACCAAGGCGTGCAGACCGTATTTTATTTTTACTCTCTTGGGTATGTTCCATGTTGTATTTAGTTCTAATTAACTTAGTTAAAACAAACATTTTATAAATAATAGTAAATGATTGATAGTTAAAAATATATAACCTAAGAGGAGTTAAACAACATGGCCTTTCAAGTATCTCCAGGCGTTAATGTTAGTGAGATTGATCTTACTACTGTAGTCCCTGCCGTCGATACCACATCTGCTGGTCTCGCTGGTCATTTCGTATGGGGTCCAGTAGATAAGAGAGTTCTTATTACTAGCGAAAACGATTTAGTTAGTAATTTCAATAAGCCTAATTCAAATACCGCTGATGATTTTTTCACGGCCACAAATTTTCTTTCATATTCAAACGCATTACAGACTGTACGGGTAGTACAAACCGGGGCTTCATCTTTAGCCACTGCGGCTCGTAATGCTACAGATAATGCTGCTAATACAATCAATACAGTTATTAAAAACGGTGACGATTACGATGATAACTACACTACTGGTATCACTGGTGTAGGACAATGGGTTGCTAAGTATCCTGGTGAACTAGGAAATTCATTAAAGGTTTCTGTGTGTGCTAGTGCTACTGCATGGTCGAATGGTGTCTCAGGTAATGTTGCTATTACTACACAAACAACTACACTTACTGGTAATGGCACCGCTTTCTCTACTCAATTCGTAGTTGGCGATCTAATCGAATTAGGTCCAGACAAACAGAAAATTCGTATTTCATCTATTGGCGGTGCAACTTCTATTACACTAGCAGATAAGTATACTGGTAATACTATTGTAATAAATGCTACTCATAGTATACCAGCTAATGTTACAAGATTTTGGGAGTTCTATAATAACTTTGATATAGCACCTGGTACTTCACCTTATGCTAACACACAAAGTGGTGTGGCTGATGAAATTCATGTTGCCGTTGTTGATGAAGATGGTAAATGGTCAGGTACTAAAAATCAAGTATTAGAGACTTTCTCTAGTCTTTCATTAGGTGAAGATGCTAAGACTCCTGAAGGTAATTCTAATTATTATAAAGAGATCATCAATAGAAGGTCAGCATATGTATGGTGGTCTGGACATAATTCAACTAACACAAATGCTGGTAATAAAGTAGCTGGTACAACTTTCGTTGGTGGAACTGCTGTTCAGAATTCATCATTAGTAAACGGCAGAGATGGTGCTACACCATCAAATTCTGATTATATCAAGGGTTACAACTTCTTCAAGAATTCAGAAGAAGTAGATTGTTCTTTCATTCTCGGTTCTTCCGCTAACCAAACAAGAGCAGTTCATCTAGTAAATGAAATTGCTGAATATCGTAAAGACTGTTTAGCAGTACTTTCACCTGAGAAGGCTGATGTTGTAGATAACTCACGATTCTCTGGATCTGAAGCAGAAGATATTGTTGCATTCCGTAACTCTCTGCCATCAAGCTCATACGCAGTATTTGACTCTGGTTGGAAGTATCAGTATGATAAGTTTAATGATCTATATCGAAATATTCCCTTAAATGGTGATACTGCTGGTACGATGGTAAGAACTGATAGACAACGTGATCCATGGTATTCACCTGCTGGTTTCAATAGAGGCCAAATTAAAAATGTTATTAAACTAGCATTTAATCCTAATAAATCAGAAAGAGACGTTCTTTATAAAAGCGGTGTAAATCCTGTAACTACATTCCCAGGACAAGGTACTGTACTATTCGGTGATAAGACTATGTTAGCTAAACCCAGTGCTTTTGATCGAATTAACGTAAGAAGACTCTTTATTGTATTAGAAAAAGCTATTTCTACGGCTGCTAAGTTTACCCTCTTTGAGTTCAATGATGAATTCACTAGAGCAAACTTTGTCAATCTCGTTGACCCATTCCTCCGCGATGTACAGGGCCGTAGAGGCATATTTGACTTTAGAGTAGTGTGTGACGAATCTAATAATACTTCCGAAGTCATTGACCGTAATGAGTTCGTCGGTGATATTTTCATCAAACCTGCTCGTTCTATCAACTTCATTCAGCTAAACTTCGTTGCAGTACGAACTGGTGTTGAATTTAGTGAAGTAGTTGGCCAAGTCTAATATAAATAATTAAAAGATAAGGAGAAAGTCAAAATGGCATTTAATATTTCTGGATTTCAAGGAGCGTTGGCAGGAGGGGGTGCAAGAGCCAATCTATTCCAAGTGATGCTTCACAACCCCGTCAATCTGTCACAAACCTTACAGAGCGCCTTCATGATTCAGGCTTCAAGTATTCCTGAATCTACTATAGGTGTGGCTACCCAAAATTACTTTGGGCGGCCTGTTAAGTTTGCTGGTAACAGAACAGTCGCTGATTGGTCAGTTACTGTTATTAATGACGAAAACTTTGCTATTCGTGCAGCCTTAGAAGATTGGTCTGAGAAGATTAATGGTCTACAAAGCAATGTAAGAGATGTTGCTTACAACAGTGCTTCGGCATACAAGTCCACTGCTACAGTAACTCACTTCGGCAAAAGTGGAGACCCTCTTCGCACTTATACTATGCACGGTCTCTTTCCACTAAGCATTGGCGCAATTGCTCTAGATTGGGGTACCAATGATGCGATGGAAACTTTTGAAGCGTCGTTCTCTGTAGACTATTGGGAAGCACTACAGATTACTGGCTAAACGTAATGTTCATAGAGAGATAGTATATAAGTAAAAAAACGGCGGTTACTTCATGACCGCCGTTTTTTCATAACATAAATAGAATTATACAATCTATAATACTAGGAAGTGTGATATATGGCAGTAGAATTATTTGGTTTCACAATCGCAAAGACTAAAGAAGAAGAAGTCGCTGATACAGTAAAATCATTTGTGCCACCAGCACATGATGATGGAGCAGTAGAAGTAGCTGCTGGAGGCGTATATGGTACATATGTCGATCTAGAAGGCACTACTAAATCAGAAGCAGATCTAGTCTCTCGGTATCGTACTATGGCTATGCAACCCGAATGTGATAGTGCTATTGAAGATATCGTCAATGAAGCTATTGTTATTGACGATGCCCTGCCAGTAGATATTATTTTAGACGATTTAGAGTACTCTGATACTATTAAAACAAAAATTAGACAAGAATTTTATAATGTTTTAAAACTTCTAGATTTCAATGCTAACGGCTATGATATCTTTAAACAGTGGTATGTAGATGGTCGTTTGTACTACCACATTATGATAAATGATGCTAAACCCAGAGAAGGTATTGCAGAATTACGTAAGATAGACCCTAGAAAAATTAAGAAAATTCGAGAGAATATTACTACTGTCGATCCTCGTACTAAAGTTCCTATTGAATCTGGTTACAATGAATACTATATATATTACTCAAAAGGCATTGGAACTGCTGGTACTCAAAGTGGTATTAAGGTAGCAAAAGATTCTATCTGTCATGTAACTAGTGGTGTAATAGATCCTAATAATCAATTCATTCTAGGCTATCTACACAAAGCTATCAAGCCTCTAAATCAACTTCGGATGTTGGAAGATGCTACTGTAATTTATCGTCTATCTAGAGCGCCAGAAAGACGTATCTTTTATATCGATGTGGGCAATCTACCACCAGCAAAAGCAGAACAATACTTAGCTAATATGATGGCCAAGTATAAAAATCGTCTAGTTTATGATGCTACTACGGGTGAAGTTAGAGATGATCGTAAGTTCATGACTATGCTAGAAGACTTTTGGCTACCTAGACGAGAAGGTGGCAGAGGTACTCAAATCGAAACTTTGCCCGGTGGTACTAATCTAGGTGAAATGGATGATGTAGACTATTTCCGTCGTAAGTTGTATAAGGCTCTTAATGTACCCGTTACTCGTTTAGAGACAGAAAATACATTTAATTTAGGTAGAGGCGGCGAAATTACCCGTGATGAATTAAAATTCTCTAAATTTATTAAAAGATTGCGTAACCGTTTCACTCAAATATTTGATGAACTATTAGAAATTCAATTGGTGTTAAAAGGCGTTATCAATCGTAAAGATTGGCAAAAGATTCGTGAGAGTATCTCCTTTGAATTCTCTCATGACAATTACTATTCAGAATTAAAAGAATCTGAAATACTTCGTGAAAGATTAAATCTTGCTAACGAGATTGAGGGTTTTGTTGGTAAATATTATTCTTTGGCTTGGATTCGTAAAAA